GGATGCTTCTGTATTTAGACATCCGCAAGACTTACGCTTACCTGCGGTAAAGTCGCTAAGATAGATGTCAATTTGCTTACCATCACAGGAGCACTCCACTGTGATAAATGACCTACGACGCACCTTGCCTTGTACAAGGAATGGTTCACTTTTAACAGTCAATCTCTCAAAGGTGCTGCCTACATATGATGGAATCTTGATCACAACTAATCTCCTATGGTTATAAAGTAGCTTCTAGAATATCACATAAAAGATTAGTTGTAAATAGGTCACACAGATAAGAACCCGTTGATTTCGACTTTGCGAATGCTGGCTGCCAAACGGCAACGGAACACAAACACACCAGCAGCACGTTGAGCACGCATGTTAGCTGGAATGGACAGTACATCAGGTGTACTTACTGTCCAACCACGATCAATTGCACCATTAGCTTCAGCTTGAGAAAGAACACTACGAATCTCATTCTCAATAATTAAAAGTCCGGGGTTACTCATCGGTACCTTCAAACTATTAATCAGACGGAAATACACAGCCTCTTGTAGACGAGCATAAAGCCAGTCTTCAACAATCACTTGGTCGGTCGGAGTTTTATCAAACATATTGCCGTCCATGAAAACATTAACACCACCTTTTTCGATGTAATGGTTCCACGACTTAGCTTTCAGGTTGGTAAGTTGGGTAGCATTAAGCTTACTAACTGTTGCACCAACACCACGCTTAAAGTCCCAATCATTGCTACCCGGAGTGTAAGCAAGTTGACTACCAGCCCATACAGCTTCTGGATATTCAGTTGCAGCAGTTGGCAAGTAAACACCAAAGGTACGGCCAGCAGACTTAGCAGACAGTTTGGCACCAATATCAGTGATGCCAGTTGTAGGCGCTACAGCATCAGAGCTAGACAAACCATAAATACGACGCTCTGCTGCGATACGATCACTCAAAGCTTCTTGAATGGCCTTGTCTTGGGTATCAGCAGTTAGCAAGTACCAAGTGTCATTACTCTCAATAACAGCATCTAGTGCGTCAGTGTAAGTCTCGGTAGAGGTGCCTACAGCTACAAGGTTAGCAGAACCAACAACACTCCAAGGTGTACCTGGAACTGTAGGTGCCAAAGTAAGGGTAGTTGTTCCGCCAACAGTGATACCGACTGGAGTACCAATAGCAGCTTTCAAGCCAGTAACAATCAGGGTTGCAGTAGTAGCCACGCCAGAGGTGAAGCTGTAAGCAACACCATTCAAAGTTACTTTATAGAGAGTGTTATCTGTAACAGTGGGGGTGAATACTACGCTATCTACTTGACGACGACCTACTACAATAGAAGGAGGAACAGCACCAACAGTGGATTGACCAAAGAGTTGATTGGCCATTTTGTAAACTTTATCACCATCATCGAAGTCCTCAGCTACACCTTTGAAACTAGTGTAAGTGCGAGTACGCTCCGAGAAGTTGGTGAAGGTTGCTAGAATCAGTGGAATTTGAAACGATGCAGTAGCGACTGCTGTAGACTCACGAGTAAGAATAATACTTACTACGTCATCAAGATCAGACATATTTCTTTCCTTTATTGAGTAGCAGGACGCTACGGAGTTATTACTAGATTTTCTGGTACTGTGAAGCTCGGTTGGGTAACACCGTCATACACAGCTTGTGCTACGACGCCTTCAACAATATCCACCACTTGTTTAGTAACAATGTGATAGGAGAATGTTACGTCTAGATTGTGGTACTCTACCCACGTAGTATCTCGTTTCTGAGGAGCACGTCTAACTTGACTCTTCCTCATAACACCAAGCTTGTTTCGCGCAAGCTCTTCAAACACTAAAGGGTTGTTATTTATTCTTTGGTAAAAACTATAAGCCATTTCACCAGACTGGCTCCCAACAAAACTTAGTTGACACGTTACTTCGTATGCTGCTGTAACACTAAGCTCATAATCCAATCCATTGGCTTTAGTAAGTCCACTGCTTGAGTGGTGTCCTTGTTGTTCAACACTAAGTATATTTACTACAACGTAAGAACCTGCTGGCTCGCTCCCGTTGGAGTGAGAATAGATTACTAAAGGATTTACGAACTCATCTAAAGCCACTAGAGATACATTACGGATAGCAGCGCGTACTGTTGTGAATATATTCATCCAGCAGACACCTCTAACCTAGCTGCATGAGCCTTGAAATGGTCCAGCGTCTGCATCTGGTAACGCTTAACTTTCATCACTTTGTAGCGATCACCATTCCAGATAAATTCATCAGCTATCGTCCCTGAAGCACCCGGCTTATCAGCAATCAAGTCTTCAGCACAATAAAGCTTATACCACTCTCTTGCTCTATCAGCTTCAGGAAGCAATAACAACTCTTCATCTTTGAATGGTTGAATATTAACTTCTCTGACTACTTCTACGGCTGTACCTTCCACCCATTCACCATCTACATAAGTTCCTTGTGCAGATGTACGGTAAATAGTAAGAGGAATCTTCTTAGTGAGAAGGAATTGTGGTTTTAACATTATGTCCCTCTCTTAGTTGTCTTAGAAGTGATATTAGAAATTAACTCACTTGTTTCAATCAAAGGATCGTCAAATCCTTTAATCTCAACAGTGGTTGGAGCGTTTCGTGGTGTATCCCAGTCAATCATCACTTGACGTAATGTCTGTCTGAAACTATCACCTTCTTTATGCAAGGCTTTGAATACATCTTGACCATTAGCTACAGATGTAACGATACGTTTAAAGCTTGCATCATTAGCACCTTTAGATAAGGCAGCTTTGAAGCCAACACGCATGAAAGGTCTTGGAGGGATGTTCTTAGAAGCAACGCCTTCCTCTTGCCATTGAGCTACTTGAGCCATTGGGAGGTTTTCGTTGTCACTTCCGTAAACAGCATCGGCTTGCCAACCAACTTGATCTTCAAACATCTCAGCTTTAGCAAAACTCTTTTTGAGGTTGTTCCACACTTTCTTGTCTACTGTAAGTTTCATAGACATAGTGGGCTAACAACCGCAATTGTTCGTTGTATTAAATCCACCAGAAGGTGAATCACATACTTTAATCTGTGTAAGAGGACTGCGAACATTATCAGGATTAGCGTTGTTAGCACAAACATCTGCCCAACTAATACCAGAAGCATATGGCATCAAACCGTTGGGAATGCTAGCAGAGCTAGAGTCATTGATTAGATTCTCAAGTGCTTTAAGATACTGTGTAGACAAGGAAGACCAAACTTCAAGGTCCCCTGTACGTTCGCGGGTAGTCCATCCTGCCAGTTGCATAGAGGCAGCAATCGCCGCCATTCTGGCAGCCTGCATGACGTTTCCACCATTCATATCTAAGAACTGCTGAATCTCTTCATCAGTAAATAGTTGATAGAAGGGTGAGGTTGGAGTGTCGCCAATAAGTAGGCGAACAATTTCCACATCTGTTAAAGCCATAGGGACTTCCTTATAATAAAGGAAAAGGGGCTAATTAAAGCCCCTATCCCAAACACACTTAGTTAGAGGTATGGCCTCGGACCACTACCTGTGGACGGCGAATCATGTTGATGAAGTTAGTCTCAGATTGCAACTGAATTTCAGTGTTGGTCTGGTTCATGAATTCAAACATGTATGCTTCAACACCAATGGTGTTAACAGTATCAAAACGCTCGGCTGGGCCAAAGTAGGTTTTGAATACATCCATAGTACCCATAGGCATGAAGTAGCAGTCACCGCTTGGGATAAACTGAGTGCCGTCTGGGGCAAAGCCACGGTATTCAAGCAGGGTAACACCAGCATGAGTGAACACACGGTCGATACCAAAACGAAGACTCTCACGCAGAGGTTCTTGCGAGGACTGGTACTGAGAGTACGCAGCTTTAACGCCTGCTTGAGTGATATACTTATCGAAGAACTGTGGCGAAGCCAAGCCTACAACATTGGTAACAACATCACCAGTGAACAAGTTATCTTGAATGTGGGCAATTACTTCACCATTCTTCAAAGGAACTTCGGTAGTGCTAGTGCCCAGTACAAAGTCAACAACTTTACGAGTTACACCAAAGTCAGTGTAGAAGTTACCAGCTACAGTACCGTTAGGTGCATAGATATCACCAGTGGTAAGGGTCTTAACACGAGCCACTTCCAGAGTCTGAGCGTGCATACGACGAATACGCTCAAGCTTACGGGCACGTACTTGATCCAATACTTCAGGGACACCAGCACCGCTACCACCATAGGCAGCTTTACCTTGGATGTCACGAGGACTGATTGCATCGTCCAGCGGGAAGTGAGGGATAGCATAGCTACGGATTTTACGGGTGTAATCTTTCGAAACGTTGTTGCGCTCGCCACGAGGGCGGTCACCAATCAAACCAATGTTCTGGTTGATTTCTTCAAACGATACGGTGTGAGTAGCAACGCCTTCAACGTCAAACAAACCCATCTGTTGAATCTTACCGTACATGTTAGGAACAACAAGCAGTTCCTCAGTCCAGTCACTAACTTTAAACGGGTTAGCAAGGTCGCGGATGATCATATTTTCTTATTCCTTAAATCTTAGTTAGTGGTGAGGACGTTGATACCAACAGCTTCCAGCGAAGCGTATACGGCATCTTTCTTAGCGTCGTTGTCATAGGTAGCATCAAGTACCAAAGCACCTTTACTAATTTCGGCTGGGCCTTTTTCCAACACAACAATTTTGGTATCAGTAGCAGCGGCAATACTTTGGTCAGCAATAACCAGAGCAGCAGCAACTTTGGAACCGTCTACAGCAGTTTCAACAGCAATCTTGTACTTACCAGTAGCAGTAACTTTACCGAGAACAGTACCAACAGCGTAGGTCTTGATAGCAGCTTCGTTTACAGTTACTTCTTTACGGCAGTAGCCGGTTTCTGGCCACAGCTCGTGCTTAACCAGATTCGAAAACCGGCTAGTGTCAACAAATTGTACAGTCATTATTTATTTTCCTTATTTAGCAAATTTGGCTTTGAGCAGGGCAGCAGTGCCATTCTCTTCTTCAACTTCTACATCCGAACTTTTGCTCTTTTGAACAAACAAATCAGAATCTTCTACAACAGCATCTTTAGCAGCCAGAGCTTTGATCACAGTGTCAAACGCTTCATCAGGCAATGCTTCAAGAGACTTAAACAACTCTTCAGCTTTAGCTGCATCTTTCTCAACAGAAGCAATGGCTTCTTGACGAGCTTTAACAACAGCTTCTTTCTTCTCAGCTTTAAAAGCTTCAACTTGATCAAGAGCTTTCTGAAGCTCAACTTCTTTTTCTGCTACCTGAGCTTTCAGGATAGTTTCGGCTGCCAAGACGGCCTTTTGGATTTCTTCTTGCAAAGCAAGTACCTCTTTTTCTTTTAGTAAGGTTTGAGCTTCAAACATCTTAACTAGATGTTCTTTAGTCTCATCATTATGAAGGGCTTTAGTTACAAGACTGTATACTCCTTCTTCCAGCTTTTCTTCAGCATCTTCTGACAGAAGCATTTTTCCGCTAGTTGGTTCATAAGTAATAACCATCTTTGCAGGTTCGGCTAAATCATCTAGGACAATTTCACCACTTTGTAGAGAGTAGTTTGCTGTAAACAACCCACCCTCATTACAGAAGATAACAACGGAGTCGCTGAAGTCTTCTACATAAAGCCACTTATCTTCATCACCGTACTTCTCTTTAACAGCATCCTGCAACGAGGTACGAATCTGAGAATAAAAGGCAGCCTTATTAATACCCAAAACTTCAAGAGCTTTGGTAACATCTTCGGTAAGTTCTACACCACTCTTCATCAGCAAACTGACAGAGCGATTGTTAGCACTAAACCCTTGTGCTTCATGGCAGAGGGCCAAGTGTGGGGAACGCTTGCCATCTTTATCTTTAATAACGAGTGACATTAGTCCTCTCCATCAAACTTAACATTTGTAATTTCACCAGTGGTTTGATTAATGGTGCCAACTGCGCCAATACTCACGCCACCAACTACGCCAGATTTCTTCAACTGCCAAAGATCAGCATCGTTGTATCGAATCTTAGCAACCCAAGTACCAGCCTTGATAATCTCATCTGTTTGAATAACTTTCACATCCAACTCTTTTTGAATCCATGTAGATTCAATAGTGAATGCTTCAGTATTCTTGAGATGGAAAAGGTTGGGCTGGACGATGCCAGCCTGAAGATTCTTATTGAAGTTCTCCATAGCCTTTTCAATAGTCTTATCACTCATCCATTCACCATGGGCATCTTTTGTAAAAGGCTCATAGATTACTTCGTAGCTAACCATCTCTTCATCGAGAGTTTCTGGCTTCTGTTCTTGTGTTGTAGAGCCTACAGCTTTCTCTAGAAATTCGGAGAAGGCTTCAAGCAATTTGTTTTTCAATTCCATTAAGCGTTCTCCATATTCCCTGTAGACGAGTCATCACCGCCTGTTGGGCTGGTTGATGTACCTTCTCCCGCTGTTGCTTGACCTTCACCAGCACCACTTGAGTAACCAGTAAGTTGCATACGAGCATCCTCAATAGAAATAGTTTGATCTTCAAAGGGAGTTGGCATGTTAGCTTGCTGGGAAATCCAGTTAATAGTGTTGGCATCCTGCGAGATAAGGCCAACCGAGGCTGTCCGTTGCAAGAACTTAGACAGAACATCAAGATCAGGACTAACAAGATCACCGAAGTCCCAATATGGAACTACGTCTGTTGGCCAACCATTTAGTTGAAACAGTTGAGTTACAAGGTCATGGTTAAGCTGGT